GGGTATTTCTTCCACTGGGTTGCTTTTCGTTCAAATTTGGGGCGACACGGTGTGCCACGGTTTGGATTCTGCGTTGCCATGTTTCCGACTTCTATGTCGGGAAGTTCCTGCGATGCTTACCCCCCCCTTAGAACCCCCTCTGCGGCACATCATACCTCCACTCTTTTATTCAGTCAATCCCTTATTTCAGAAGTTCATTGACCTTTTTCTGTACCGCATCGTAGTCGTATCCGGCTGCCTTCAGTTTCTTCTTTCGGTCCTCTCCATTCCCCCACTTGCCTTCGATGACCTCTTTTGCCACCTCGGTCACTGATTTCGTGGTTGTTGTCTGGACTGCGGTCCCTGCCTTGGTTGTGATGAATGCATCAAATCCTGCGGCTTTCATTTTTGCAAGCATACTCTCTGCATTCGCTTTTACGGAGTACGCACCTACCTGGATTTTGTAGAGTCCGTCTGCCTGCACCATGAATGCATCAAACCCTGCGGCCTTGATTTTTGCAAGCTGTGTGTCGGCATTTTCCTTTTTGGAATATGCACCTGCCTGCACCCTGTACAGTGTTCCGGATTCGCTTGTGTCATCGTCTTTGGCGGATGCCCCTCCGAGTGCTGCAGTTACCTCGCTTGCAAGGTTTCCAAGCCTGTTGTATAACCAGTCGCCCGGACAGGACTTGTTTGCAAACCATCTGTGTACTGTGATTACCATTTCGGTTTCCTTTGGCTCGTATGCCAGTGTCTTGTCCTTATCCCCGAACCACAGTAGGGTGGTCTTTCCGTTTCTCTTGCAGATGTCGGTGCATAACTCCACCAGTTTATTGTAGACGGTGTCGGTCATTGCATATGGGTCTGTCTTGTCGCTTGCACATTCAATTGTGACAGCCCTCTGGTCATTTGCATTGCTTGAACTGCACCAGCTTCTGTTGGCTTCATCCACTACGAGGCAGACCTTGCCATCCGAACCTATGCCATAGTTGCAGCTTGCCTGTCTGTCGGAACTCGTAAAGCATCCTCCGATGTTTGCTGCAGATAACTGCCCCACTACGCAGTGAGGTGTGATTCTGTCTATGGTGTGTGTCCTTTTTCCGCTGTGGTTCGGACTTTTAACCGTGCAATCTATTAGTGAACTGTTTGTGTATCCCGTGTCTTTGTCCTCCTTGCTTTCTGCTGCATACTTGTCATAGTATGCCTGTCCATATTTCGCTCTCTTTTCCTGGACTGTTTCGCTCTGATCCGCAGGCTTTTCAAACTGTTTCAGTACGCAGTCTGATGCACTTCTTACATCTGTTGCCGCCACGAGCGTGTCCAGTACCGCCTTGTATCCCTCGGATATTTCCTTGATTAAGAATGCCAGTTGCATTTCAAGGTTTCCGATGCTCTTACCTGCATCTTTGGCGAAGTCCTGCAGGTTCTGCTTTCTGCTCCAGTATGTCCACTGGGCGAGTCCGTACCCTGCACTGTCGTGTACGAAGTCGGTGTATTCCCCGCTGTCCACCTTGTCGGTATATGCATCATCCGTCAGACCGAGTTTCTTTTCATAGGTGTTCTGCAGGTTCTTTGGGTTCAGTCCGCTTTCTGCGTAGAGATTGCCCATAAGACCTGCCACTCCGAATGGGTTCTGGATTTTCTCCATCAGAAAATCCCATATTGTCTGTTCATTCATCGTTCTGCCTCCTTAATTAAAACAGGACAGCCTTGCGACTGCCCTGTCCGTTGTTTCCCGGGTATTGTTTATCCGAGGTCGTATTTCTCATCTGCTTCGATTGCCTTCTGCGTGAAACTGTTGTTATACCACCAGTTCACGAGCGATGCTGCCGTGGTAAAAATAAAACTGATTACCTCCGTCAGAGTGTCACTGTCGATTGGCAGTGGACTCTTGCCTGCGATTGCAAGTGCGTTGTTTGCGATTGCCAGTACCAGGACTGCGGTTCTGATGACTGTTGCCTTGCTAGGCAGTTTCTTTGTTGTGTTTTCTGTTGCCATAATTGTTACCTCCTTGGTTTACATTATTGTCATAATCGCACCCACGATTGCTGCTATTATTGCAGTGGCGAGTGCGGATATGATTGCTGTTTTGATTTGGCTCATCCGCTCTCTTGGCTCTTTTGTAATGGACGACATTTGGTTTTTTAACTCCCCAACGCTTTCGTTGGTGTGCTTTACCTCATTGACTAAATTGGATGTTGTAATGGCGAGGTTATTCACGGATTCTGTCAATTTCTCCACATTATCCATGCGGTGTTCAAGTGAGCCGATTCTGCTTTTGTGGTCCTGCAGTATCTCTGCCAGTCTGACCTCGTCCATGGCCGCTCCTTTCTAATCCGGTGCAGTTCCTGCATGGATTCTGCGACATCGGAATATGATTGTTAATACAATGAAAGCAGGTGCCGCTCTCCCTGCACAGATGGTCGCATTCCTTCATGTGCTTGTGGCAGTACCTGCTCCCATGTGAGTGTGTGCATCCGAAGTTATTCTGCTTCGTATGTTTCGCCTGTGATTTCCTCGTACTCCGATTCATCAATCGTTCCCTTGGCTACCCTCTCTGCGACCTGCTCCTTGGTGATGCTCGGTGTCTTTCCATTCAGACCGTTCTCGTAGAGCCTTTTTAAACTTTTGACCAGTGCTCTCATGATTAAATCACTCCTTCCTCGATTAACTGAGCGGTAAACTCATCAATCGCCTGTGATGTGTCGATTTCCTCGATGGCTTTCAGCATCTCGTACTCGCTGACACTGATTTCCCTGCTCTGGCACACCCATTCGGTGTATGCAGGTGTTTCCTCTGTTTCCTCATGCTCCACCTCATGGATGTCCTTCCTCTGGATGTAGGTGCTGTCAGCAATAAGCTGCAGTTCCTCCGGCTCGGTTGAGCAGTGTTCCTCGTTCCACTGTTTCATGGTTCTGCCTCCTTTTCAATTTCGATATTATCTTCTTTAGCTTTCCCACATTGATGTACGGTTTTATCCTGCTTTCATAGCAGCCGTATGTATCCGTGCAGTCAAACCATCCGATGTAACTGAGCATTGCCTGGATATGCTTTTGGTAGTAACCTCTGAGTGTTTCCTTTGCCCTGTGCATCTTTGCGGCCAGTCTCGTTGCCGACAGCATGATTGTTTTACGGATAACTGTGCGTTCACGGAAGAATACAAAACCCATGAAATCAATCGGGCGGCCGATACGCTTTCCGTTCTTCTTTACGAAGTCGAATTTGCATACCTGGTAGTTGCCTTTTAATTTCAGACGGTATCGCCTGCCTATGAACATCCGTATCTGTGCCACTGCTTCATGCAGGGTTTTCTTGCTGTCTGCCATGAATGTCATATCATCCATGTATCTTTCGAACTTGTCCAGTCCTAGGGTTTCCGTCACGAATTTATCCAGTGGCTCTAGCAGGTAGTTTGCGAGCCATTGTGATATGTAAAACCCGAGCGGTATCCCTTTCTTAAAACCTTTTAGGCATAATCGGATGATGTATAGAAACCAGTCATCCTTGATTCTGATTGCCAGTTCCCTCATGAGGATGTCAATTCTGATATTGTCGTAAAAATGACGGATGTCTATCTTTGCGAAGTTCCTTATGCCCTTGCCGCTTTTAATCCACTGTATCATCCTTTTCTTTCCGTAGTGTGCTCCCCTTTTGGGGAATGATCCGCACGAGAACGGATAGGCTGTCGCAGTGATGATTGGTTCTAAAATTAGCACGATTATGTGGTGCAGCCACTGTTCGTGGATTTCCGGCATATAAATCTTGCGTGTCTTTCCGTGTTCGTGTATGAACTTCGGTGTCCGTTTCTTTGGTCTATATGCCAGTTCCGGGTGCTCCACTTCTCCCGGTCTTGTGTTTCGTATCATCTCCCTCATCGCTGCCACCTCTACATCGAGGTTTGCATCAATGAGTTGTATCTCTTTACGCTTGGTTTTTCCTTTGCGTAATTTCTTATAAGCCTTGCGGATGACTTGCTCATCCAACATTTTACGATACAGATACTTGTACTCTTTGTGTCCTGCGGCCTTGCTTTCAATAAGCCGTGTTGCTTCTCGTCTTTTCATCAGAGTACTCCTATAAGATATTTTTTTCTTCTATCTCCTGCAGGCGGCAGGTGCGACCGCTTTACCGTCTGCCCTGTATCGGATTCATTTCCACTCATCTTTCCAATAATGGCGAGTGAGACACATTTCAGTGCCCAGTGGTGTCGGAATGAAACCTGCTTTATGTTATTCTTCCATAATTGATAGAATAAAGGCGGCCCCGATGTTCCAGTTGGAATTCGTAGCAGTGTTGTTCACATTCAAGTACCGCAAACCGTCATTCAGACCGTTGTTGCAATTACCGAACCGAAGGGCCACAGCCCAAGCTGACGCAGGTTTCATCCCCTAATATTCACTTTTTGTATTTATCCGATTTTGTTCCCTGGGGGAATTGCTACGCACCCCCAGACCCCCTACCACGGTGTCTTGCTTACGCTGCGACACCGACAGGTGGTAGGAGAAGAATGGCGGCCCCGATGTTCCAGGTGGAAGACGTAGCAGTGTTGCCCACAATCAAGGACCGCAAACCGTCAAGCAGACCGCCGTTGCAAGAACCGAACCGAAGGGCCACAGCCGTTATCTCTACGTTCTGCCATAATCCGTCACAGCCGCCTGTTGAAGTGCTGCCCTTGTATGGATATACCGGAACTGCTCCGAATCCCGGAACTGTCTGGTACTTATGCGGATAGAATACTCCAGC